AAAACTATGGCACATTCTAAAGGCAACTTTTCTCCAGAAGTAAAACAGGCGATTATGCAAGCGCAGCACAATTACTGCCGAGTATTAAATTGTTGCGAACCAATCCATAGCATTCATCATAAACTCCGAAATACTGCGGTCAATAGAAAACTATATCCTAAATTCATTCAGAGCGTTTTTAATGCAGTAGGTTTATGCTTTTCCTGCCATACGAACAATACACATTTATTTAATATTACTGACGGGGAAGCAAAAATCTATGAAAATTATTTACATTAACCGCCAATCCCCGGGCTTTCTATCCCCCTTTCTTGGCTCGGGGAGCGGGGGATAAAGGAAACTCACTATGGTTGACCTCTTTATAAAGCCTATATCAATGCGTCAGAGAGTAATAGATTACTGCAAAGTTAAAATCTATGTTTCAAGTATAGATATAGAGAACCTTAAAGACCATATTCGTAGGACAGAAGGTAATGTAAAGGGTTTATTAAGAATACACCGAGAATGGCGGGCATTGGCAAGGACAGAGGAGAACCCCAAAGGCGTTATGCGCAGATTAGATAGGCGAGAGAAGATATTCCGAGGTTTTAAGAACCCTGATTTAGCAATATACGAATTTATTGGAGAACCAACCCCACAAGAATAAGATAGGAGAATGGAGATGGAAGAAGTAAGATTTAATATACCTAATTTATCCGAACTTGAATATAAGTTAGTAATAAATGCATTAAAAGTTTGGCGAGGCGATTTTGGAAATGGTATAAGCACACAAATATGGACGAAGGAATTAGACGCCTTGTTGACCAAATTAGGTTTTGCTGAAAAGGGATGGATAAAAGATTAGAATGACCACCACCATCCCAACCCAAGACCTAATGAATAAGCGTATTTTGATGGCATTGGCTTGTTTGATGATGGAGAGGGTGAATTGAGATGGGAGTTTCAATTATACTTGGCAAAAAAAATATAACTCCAGGCTGGCGGTCTATGATGTATAGACTTATGACAGACAATTTTGGTTGTATTCATACGCAATATGGAACAGAATTTATCTTTATGGATTATGATATTCCTACCTTAATGCGTATAGCAAAGAGGCAATATAAAGGTCAAAAAGAAAAGCCTTTTGATTATGCGGAAGATATTGAACAATCTTTTAATGAGATAATAAAGACTATTCAAAAAAAAGGTGAAGCCAGAGTTTCTTGTGGGTTTTAAATAACTTAAACAACCCGTAGAAGGAAAACAATTGATGGCAGATGGGATGAATTGAGATGTCCATTAAAGACAAACTTCTAAAACTCCTCATTGACGAACTAATCCTCACCCCTACCGAGGCCAAGAACCTGAAGGACACGACTACTTTTGAGGAATTGGCGGTTGACGACTTGATGTTTATGGATTTGATAGGGGCGATAATGGATGAATTTGACATTTCCCTGCCGGATGTAGAGGGGATTAAGACGGTTGGGGAGTTGATTAAGGTGGTTGAGGGTAAGGTAAAGAATGGATAAACGGGAAATCGACCGCCGGTATTATCAGCGTAATCGCCAAAAGGTTTTAGCCAGAGTGAAAGATTATTATGAACGCAATAAAGACTCCATTTCGGAATACAAAAAGGATTGGTGGAAAAACAAGCAAACAAGGCTTGATTTGATTAAAAAAAGACATAGGCAATTAATAAAAGAAAAGGCTTGACAGACAGACCAAAGGGGTGTAGAATATAAGGGACTAACGGGAGGCGGGTTTTTTTATGTCAAAACAATGGGTAGTTGGATGGCTTGAAGTATTTAACCGTGCTTCTGTTAGTCGCCTGAAGGCTACCCTCTTTTATTGGAGTAGATAATGGATTATTTGCATATAAAAAATCTTGAAAAGTATCATCCGACATACAAAGACCGTAATCTTATCTGGTGTAAAACATATTTTAGTATGATAAATGCAGACCCTGAATTTGAAATGCTTGAAGAAATAGACAAATGGCGATTTATGGCCTTTATAATGTTAGAGATACAAAGTAAGAAACCAATACCTTTAGATGAAAGATATTTAACAAGAAAAGGATTTAACTTTAAAAAGCGTGCTATCTCTCTAACTTTAAAGATGTTACACAACTTTATAATGTTGTATACAGAAGATGAAAAAGTGCGTGGCGTAGATATAGATAAAGAAGTAGAAGAAGAAATAGAAAAAAGAAAGAAGTTCGTTACAGAAACTTTTGATTATTTTCTCTTAAAGACCAAACAGAAACTTCAATTAACATCTGAACGCAAGGCTATTATTGAAAAGCGATATAAGAATGGCAAAACAATAGAGGAATTAAAAAAAGCAATAGATAATTTCATTCAAGATGATTGGGAAGACCGTTCAAAGTTTATGGATTTGATTTATTGTTTGGGTGTTAGAAATAAGATAGATAACTTTGAGAAATGGTTAAATATGCTTGAAAAGAAACCTAAAGCAATGCACTGGGGGAGGGCAGAAGATTTTATACAGAAACAAGCAAAAACTAAAGAACAAATTGAGAAAGAGGGGCTAATTCCCAAAGAGAAATTGCAAAATCTTATAAAGAAAATAGGAAAAAAGTCTTGACAAACTCCAATAAATTTGATATAGTATTAGGTAGTGATAGGGGAGTGGATTTTTTATGCCTAAAGAACAGGGCGCATAGTAGGTTACGGAGAATAAACCATTTTCCTATCACGAACCGAATTGCGCCTCTTTTTTTGGAGGATAGAATGCGAGGTTTTAGAAATGAAGATGGCTCTAAACTTGGTTTTCAAAAAGGCCATAAAATCAATATAAAAAGGAAGTTTTCTTTAAAGCATAAAAAAAGATTAGGTAGAGCAATTAAAAAGGCACATAGGATTAAGACATTTGGTTATCAAAAAGGAAATAAATCTATATACGGATTTAAAAAAGGTCAAATCGCTTGGAATAAAGGAGTCTTTGGAGAAAAAAATAATAATTGGAAAGGTGGAAGATTTAAAACTGACCAAGGTTATATTCGTATTCTTAAACGTGAACATCCTTTTTGTAATAGTGTGGGATATATAACAGAACACAGATTGATTATGGAAAAAATACTTGGTCGTTATCTTAAGCCATTTGAAAAAGTCCATCATAAAAATGGTATAAGGGATGACAACCGCCCTGAAAATCTTAAACTTTTTGTTGAAGGCAAAAATTGGCATCCTTGGTTATGCCCTAAATGCGGATTTGAATTTTTGATTAGATAAATTGATACACCGATTTTTACTCCAGACGGAAGAAAAATTTAACCCCTAACCTTGCGAAGAAAATGATTATCCTACTCTGGCCATTAGCGATATTTCTGATTGTTTATTCTTACCATATGAGATGGTGGGGAGTAAAATGAAAGTTTGTTATAAATGTAAGCAAGAAAAGCTATTGACAGAATTTAGGCGATACAAAAGCGGAGTGAATAAAGGATATTATCATTCCTATTGTAAAGTTTGTGTAGTGCAAGATAAAAAAACCCAGAAAAGTAAAGAAGCAAAAAATAAATATATGCAAGAATAATGAGGAATAAAAATTAAGAAAGGAGAAACTAGGATGAAGAAAATAAATAATTGGGATGAATTTAAAAATCTTTCTATTAAAATAAGACAAGTAGAATATAAGAAGATAATTTATACCAGACACAAAAATCCAGATGGCAGTATTGGTGGCTTTGTAGCAAAAACTGCAAGGGTAGAAGTTACTGCTCGGGTTTCTGGGAACGCCCAGGTTTCTGGGAACGCTCGGGTTTGTGGGGACGCTCGGGTTTCTGGGAACGCCCAGGTTTCTGGGAACGCCCAGGTTTCTGGGAACGCTCGGGTTTGTGGGGACGCTTGGGTTTCTGGGGACGCTCGGGTTTGTGGGGACGCTCGGGTTTCTGGGAACGCCCAGGTTTCTGGGAACGCCCAGGTTTCTGGGAACGCTCGGGTTTCTGGGGACGCTTGGGTTTCTGGGGACAAAATTATTACCATTTTAAAAACAATTCAAGTTTTCCAATATTGTATTTCCATAACTCCGAATTATATCTTTTGCGGTTGTGAAAAATGGCAACATAAAGAAATCAAAACTTTGCAATATGAAAAATGTTCAGCAAAAACCCAGATGACTAAAGAGCAATTTACTATTTTAAAGAAAATGGTTTTGTTGGCAATTCAGTATTAAAGTTTGGAGGGTGAGAGGACAAAATTGATGTTTACTTTCCTCGTAAAAAAATCTTGGGCCAACTGTCCGGAAAATATGCTACAAACAATTAACTACGCTAATTTACATAAAGTAATATTTTATCTAATATGTATTTCAGTTTTAATCGGAGTGGCTGTTTGGTCGAATGGGAGGATAAGATGAATAGAGATGAGAAACAAATAAAAAGATTGGAAATGCGAAAAATAAGTAATACTATGAAAGAGAGGGGGATATGTCCACCAATAGCAAGGTTAGGGAAGTAGTTCAAGCAATTCGTTCACGAACGATATGAAGGGAGGAAGAGGATAATGGATACATTAAGAGAAGGTTTACAAGAAGAAATAGGCGATTTAAATAGTTGTTTACCAAAATCAGATTCAAAAGATTTAAGAGATGTTGCAAAAATATGGTCTTGTTATGTTCTACAAGCAAATATAGGTAAAGTACTTGAATATGGACTTGAGATTTCGAAAGCGATAACTAACTACTTAAATGAATTGGACAATCACCCCAACCAATAAAACCAATGACAGATAACCCATTTAAAAAGCAAAAGAGTAGATAAGATGAACCCCTACAAATTTGCCTTACTTTTATACTTAGTCATCGGCCTAATCCTGTGCGCCACAGTATGGGTTCAGAAGGTTTGGCCTGAACAGATGTATCTTGACCCTGAATGTAAATTTCCTTTTAGTAATGAACCCATAAATCCAGTTTTGATTTTATATAGAAAATCACAAATAGAAGAAATACGCTGGGATGATTTAGTTGCTACTGTAATACAGATAGAAAGTTCGGGCAATCCCCAAGCAGTATCTAAAGCAGGCTGCATCGGACTTATGCAGATAAATCCTAAAGGAGCATTGGCGGAATGGAATAATGCAATGGATAAGAGATATAAAATGTTAGAAAAGGGACATCCGTTTCCGATTGATTATGATTGGATAAAAAGCAAATGTTCCTTTCATACTTTAGGAGATTTATATAACCCAAATATCAATATCAAAATCGGCACTTGGTATCTTAAACGGCTTAAAGACCATTATCTAAAAAACAATTTTACTATTGAACGGATGTTGGCGGCTTATAATGGTGGCCCAACAAGAATGAGGCGTTTATTAAGACAAGGCAAAGATTGGCAGGATATGCCCCGTGAGAGCGTCAATTATGTTCGTAAGGTATTGAAACTTTATCGCAGACCTGCAAAATGACTCTGTGATATATTTAGAGAATTAAATCTGACAGGGGTTTTAAGGCACGATTTACCACGAACGGCAGATAAGCCAGTAAGAATGCCCTAAAAACCGAAAATCGCAAATACCTGCCAAAAATGAGGAGGAGGGATGAGTAAGAAATCTGACAAGAGAATGGTGGAGGGGATAGTGCTTAAAGATATTTGCATAAATAAAGTTACTCAATTAGCAGTGAATGAACTTATCTCTTTTGAGCAAATTGAACCGTTTAAAAGATTAGCAAGATTATTAGATGACGAAATCCAGAAGAAACTTGCCCAAGCAATAGCCTCTTATATACAGAGCAAGAAGCCGTTAGGAGATTAAATGAAAAAAGTTTATCAGACAAAATTTGGCAAGGAAGGTAATTGTTTTTCTGCTTGTCTTGCTTCTATATTAGAAATTGATATTGAGAAAGCGCCGACTTTTCGAGGGCCAAAAGGAGAATGGTATATAAAATATAAGCGATGGTTAAATCAATTTGGATTAGATTTGGTAGCCATCTCTAATTGGGATGATTTTCCAGAAGGCAGACCAAAAGTTTATGCAATGGTAGGTGGAACAAGTCCTCGTGGATTAAAACATTCAGTAATTTATTTTGACGGCGATATGGTTCACGACCCTCATCCTGAAGGTGGTGGAGTCAAAGATATTACTGATTGGATTTATCTTGTTCCCAAATTTCCTAATATACAGAGCAAAACTATTGAGGATGTCGTGATGGATGAGGGGAAGCTATTAAAATGAAGACGAAACCGGAAACACAGCTATCAGTGAGGAAGAAGAAAATGGAAGACACAAGAATAGCAGGCGCATTATTCGACTTTTGCGGATATTTAACAACTTTAAAAAAAGAAATCACGGTGGGTAGTAAAAATTTTGCTTCCCCCATAATAGACCACTTACAAAAATGGGCAAGAGAAAGAGGACTTAACTTAGAAGATGCTGATGTAAAAAATTGGGATAAGCGAGAGCATAAGTTATGAATTATTACGATAGCCTTGCTAATACCGGCCAAGGCTTCAGCGCAATAGATAACTGGTGGGACGCAATGCCCCTTGACTGCAAAGTGGCCTGGGGTATTGTGATATTGATAGTTTTATGGATAATGTTTACCGAGAGGAGGCCAAGATGAAAAAAGTAGAGAGCCTAACTATATCTCTTACCAAACGACAGATTTATCAAATCAGGGAATATGTAACTAAGAACGGTTATGAGGAAAATTGCGGTAAAGAATTCTGGCTTATTATGCAGCCAGTGGTGCGGGAGTTTAGAGAACGGTTGGAGGTTCTTTTACTTACCAAAACTCAAGGCCGGAAATTAGAAAAGGTATTTAAGCAGATAAGGAGGCAATAATGGATAAGAAATGGACAATCGAGCAGTGGTTAGGGATTATGCTTATTGTTTTTATATTTGTCCTGGGGCTTGGCACTGGATTTGGTTTAGGCCGGGTAGGCAGAGAGGTTAAAATACAGATTGAGGAAAAGGAGAAGATAGTCAAACGGCCTTATCTTGATTTAACATTGCCGAAAGAGAAACAACTGCAAAGGCTTAACGCTTATGCGAATACTTTGGATTTAGAGGTATTGGAAAGAGGAACGGAACACAAGATTTGGCAATCGGGGTATAAAGAAGGATACAAAAGTGGCAGAGCAAGATAAAAAGATAGCTCCATATCAACAATCCTCAGAACGAATGTCCGTTGCGGCAATATTTGTAATTACCACAAGCCTCCTAATCATCACCTTGATAGATGTATTTGATAAGGCGCCTTGGACAATATGGAGATGGGTAGATAGAAAAATAACAAAAGAGAGATAATTGAAGAAACAGTTTAAAGAACCAATACTTTTACCGTTAAAAAAGATAATAATATATGTAGCTCGCAAATACATATTGAGGCGTTTATATAGTACAAAACCGCTTACTCCGAAAGAGATACGAAAATTGGGTAACATTTTAAAGCATATTGAGAAAGTAATTAACTATCTCCGCCATTTCCAATCTCTCGTCGAGAAAGTCCTCCGCAAGACATATTCCTAAAAATAATCCATTTGACAGAAATATAATTATATGGTATATTTAGTGCATAGACTTTCAAGTATTATATTTAAAATAAATAAAAATATATTTATTTATTATGCTTAAACTCCCCAATGTATTAACCGCAGAAGAACTGCGAAGCCTTGATGTGGCAGGCCTGATAGAGCAGTTAGCCCTGGCCCAGAAAGCCATTGAAATCCTCCAGGACAAAAGGCAGGATAAATACACTTCTTTAATCACAGCCCAGAATACCCTATTGGAAGCCCAGAAAGAAACCCACCGGATAAAGGTCAATTTAAAGGATTTAGCCAATAATAGTAATAAGTTCTTAGAACGGCTCAAAGTCATTAAAATGCTGATTAAGGCAGAGAAGTAATGAAGAAATGTATAATGTATAGAATCTCTCCAAAGACAATTAGCCCTTAAAAACCCAAAATGGCAAGAAAACTTAATAAAAGACAATTAGCATATTGCTATTATAGAGCAAGGAATTATACAATAGAAGAAAGTATGAAGAAAGCAGGTTATAAAGGTATAGGTGAAGTAGCAAGAGCAGTAGGGTCAAGATTGGAGACAAATGATAACATCAAAATACAGATAGAAACAGAAAGGGCTAACGTCTTTGATAAGAGTAAGATAACAGATGAATATATATTAGAAGGATTGAATAAAATTGCAAAAGAAGGAAAGCAAGAAGCAAACAAAGTGAGAGCTTGGGAACTATTAGGCAAATACCTTGCGATGTTTACTGACAAGACGGAACACTCCGGCACAATTGAGCATACCCAAGCGGAAAAAGAAGAGTACAACCGACTTCGGAATAGGATAAATGACACAATTCCTTTACTCAGTTGAAGTTATGTAAATCAGCGAAGTTAACATAAGTTTTATTATACCACCAAGTGTCAGATATGGAATTCTCCAAATACTTTAAAGAGATACGAAGAGTATTAAGGCTTCTTGAACAAGACAGGGATAAACGGGAGCGCAAACGATGTTATAAGGAGGCCGGGCCGGGGGGGGGCACCAACCCATCCCCACCCCCACGATAATTATTAACCCGACCCTCTAAATTTCTGGGAAAATTTTAGAAAAATTTTATGAGCCTGCTCTACTACTTCATCATCCGTGAAATTGGAATATTCAGCCTTGGCAGATTTGTTGATTTATTACAGAGAGATTTAATTAAGGTGGTGGAGGGTAAGGGATAGGTGAAATGGCAACAGCATTTCGAGCGTCTCGGCAAGGAAATCGTCAGAAACGGACTTGGAAAGTTAACCCTAAATGTTGGCCCGATAGGAAAAGACCAGACAAGTGTGTTTATAGAGTGCGGGAAGGATAGCAGGAGATTTATAATAGCGAGAGATGATGAAGAAGATTAAAGCAAGAGACGGTTCATAATAACGCCCCAAATTTAACTAAAGGGCAATTCCGTCATAGTTTCATTACCTATGGTGTAGTTGCCCTTTTTTATTATGATAAAACTAAGAGAAGCAATAGACAGGAAAGTCCAACTCTGGGATAACGCTATCAGGCAGGCCTCTAACGAAAATGTAGGTATCCGGCTTCTAAGGGACAAGAAAAGGTGGCTCTGCCGGAATGACCTCTACTTCCTTGCCCAGTTTACAGGACATGATAAGTTAATTGAACATTTCCATAAACCCTTCTGCGACCACGTTTCTTTGATGAACTGGAGAGTAGTTAACTTAGGGATGATGCCCCCTTCTGAGGGGATGCTTAGGGTTGATGAAGTTGATGAACTTGGAAAATACCAGAGACTTTTTCTTTACTTTCGTTCCGCCTTTAAGACCACTATTGACATTACCTTGCATACCATTCAGCTTCTCCTGAACTTCCCCGAAATCCACATCGCCCTCTCACACAACACCCAAGTCAATGCTTCTGACATTTTGGAGGGAATTAAAAACCTTTTTTTAACTACTGAATTGGCAAGGATTTTTCCCGAATACATCCCTAATTCAAAGGAATGGGGGAACAAAACCGGCTTTTCCGTAGCCTGTCGCAGGGACTTCGTGATGAAAGGGGATAATCTTGAGGCAATAGGGATAGGAACAGAGGTTACTGGTCGCAAGTATCACATCTTCAAGAACGATGATATTGTTACGGAAAAGTCCGTTACCAATGAGGAGCAATTAAAGCAGTCCCGTGATTATCTTGAACTCCATAAATCCCTGTTCGTCAATCCGAGTGTTCGGGTGGAGGATTACTGTGGAACGAAGTATCACTTTGCCGATGCTTATTCTGCTCTGGAAGAAAACTCGGAAGTAGAAACTCTTAAAGTGCCTTTATTGAAAAACGGAAAATGTGTTTTGCCTGAGATGTTCAGTGAGGAAGGGATAAAGGGATTAAAAGAAGACGCCTATATTTTTAACTGTCAATATCAGTTAAATCCGGAAGACCCCAAGAAAGTCAAATTTACCAAAGGAATGATACAGACATATACCTCTATCCCGCAGGGCCTGAATTACTACCTTTTAGTCGACCCCGCCGACAGCGAGGAGAAGCGGGCCTGCTATACGGCAATGAAGGTTATAGGGATAGATAACGAGGAAAACTGGTATTGGACAGACGGCCTTTTTGACAAGATAGATGACCGGGAAAGAATAGATGAAGCGATAAGGCTTGCCCTTAAATGGAACGCATTTGAGGTCTTGTGGGAGAGTATTTCATTCGGCAGGACAGATGCCCGCAACTTCGAGCGACGCAGGCGTGAAGTGTCAGGCTTGAAGCATTGCCAAGTCAGGGAAATCAAGGCCTCAAGAACGAGTAAGGATGACAGAATTTTGGGACTTAACGACAGGTATTCACGGCACAAGATATTCTGGCCGCCGAAGATGCTCTACTACTCACGCTTTGAGGGAAAAACTATTGATATTGTCAAGGCGCAGGAGTATGAGTTCTTGGGATTTCCTCTTGTGTCGCACAAGGATTTGCTGGATGCGGAAAGTTTTATGCTTCAGATAGACCTGATTAAGGGCGACAAAATAGCCAAACCCGAAGTCTCAAAATTCGCCCACATCAAAGACCCTGTCCAGAGGGGCAATACCGAGGTGTTTTGGCACGGCTGGGATAAGTGGAAAGAGAATGGTTTTAGGGCACCAGAGGAAATGCAAATGGTGGATAACTTATGAATAAGGTCTTTCTTTTTAGTAATGGTGGAACCGATGTTTATATGGATGCGAATAAGTATAAATGGAGAAATCAAAAAGTAACATATAGAGAAGCACAACTTATAGGGATGTTATTTAGGCAGTTTCAAGAAATAAACAAGTTAAAAGATGATACCCGACAGAACTGAAATATCAAAATTCTTAAAGAAACAAAAAGACAATTCCAAAGAAGAAGTCTTGGCCAATTTTGCCTCTTGGGTTATAACTCAAGGTGTCCCTGTTGACAAAGTAGGAAAACTTATTATGGACATCAGAAGTTATCCCGAATGGAAGTGGGGCGAATGAACAGACTATATCACATCGCAAAATACATTAAAGACAGATGTCTTTATGACGCCACAGGCAATCAGGCAATCAGCGTGGAGAAGGTTATTAAATTATTCTTACAGTATCTTGACGAAAATAATATCGTCTATGGCGAGGGGGAATTCCATTCGCTTGCCAAAGACGGTAAAGCAGTGGTAGATGAGCCGGTATAATGTCAAGCCATTGGATAAGGTGTCCGAGTTGTAATTCAATTTTAGCAAGAGAGGAAGGTGATAGGTTAATCCTAAGAACAGGATTTGGTAAGAGAAGGGTATTCCACGCATTCAATAAAAAAGACGGGACATTGACTTGCTGGTTTTGCAAGGAAATAAAAAACTTGGAGGGAAAAAGCAATGGGAAATTTCAAAGAATTGTTAGAAAAAGCAAACTTACTCAGTCAGAACCCCTCACTAAATAGCACTAACGGTTTGCTTGTAAAACTCTGCCGAGAATTGAATGAAAGATTTCCTGCCAAAAAAATAGTAACTACGAATATAGCGCCGATTGAAGAGAATACCCTTGTTGTTGAAAAACCTGTAAAGAAGGAAACAGGACGGAAAAAGAAAAATGTTTAGATGCAAGTCGTGCAGAGAAAAAGATAAAATAATTTCTTTCCTAAAGGAACAAAATAAAGACCTCTACGACCGCCTAATGGCCTTTAATAAAGATGCCTTTGTCCATTATAAGGCGGAAACCAAAACAGGTAAACCTTTATATCCTATTGGACTGGATAAAGACGGAAAGCAAATCAATTATGGCGATACTGACCCAGTAGTGGCAAGGGATGAGATTTTCAGGGCAATGGGAGAAGAACCAATAACAGTGGAAGAACCGGAAGAGGTTATTAAAACATAATGCCATTTGAAGAGTTGGACTTAACTGATGTAGAAAAAGGCGATTTAGATGCTCTTGCCTCCAAAATAGAAACCTACTACAAACAGGATATGTCAGATAAACTCTTGCGTGCGTATTCCTGGGATGAGGCAATTCGTTTCTATGACGGCGATCAACACATTGAGTATAACATTTCTACAAACAGGTTCCAACAAGTTACAGTAACTCGCAATAACGACTTTATCCCCCGACCTATCACTAACTACATTTTAAACAATGTAGAGACTATTGTCTCGCTTCTTACCAAACAGAAACCTCAACCAAAGGTTAGGGCGAACTCCCAGAGTCCCAAAGATATAGCAGGGGGAAAAGTGGGAGATTTAGTCTTGGATGTCAAACACGAGGAATTGCGAGAGGACGAAAAGACACAGGAGAAGGCGTATTGGGGAGTGATTTGCGGAACAGTATTCAAAAAAATCTTCTGGAACGAAACTACCACTAAAGTCATCCGCTTGCCCAGAATGGAGATGGCCGAGGAAAATATTCTGGATGAGCAAGGTCAACCTACTCCTGTTCTTGATGAGTTGGGTCAACCTTCAATGGATGAATTAACAGGACTCCCCAGATACCAAACTCAAGAGATAGAACGCCAAGCCCAAGATGAGAACGGCGAAGATGCCTTTGATGAGTTTGATGTAGGGGATGTGGATACCGCAATCATCCCGCCTTTCAATATTGCCCTGCCTCTGCAAGCCAGAAGTCCATTAGAGATTGACTGGATTATGGAGTATTCCGTCCAGAAAATTGACTGGATTAAAGAGCAATACGGAAAAACAGGAAATGGATATACCGGTCAAGCCAAAGATGTTACAGAGGAAAAAGAACTTTCAGCCGTTATGCAACTTGAATATCGTCTTAGAACCCTTACAGGCAGGCGTTCCGGTGGAGGATATTCTACCGGTGCAGCAGGATTTATTGACCTCAAGAACTCCGCTATCCTGAAAGAATACTATGCCAAGCCGGATAAAAAATATCCCAAAGGCAGAATGGTTGTTGTGGCCAATGGAAAGACACTTTTTATGGGAGACAGTCCATATTACGAGGAAGGATTTGAGGACAGTTGGAACCCTTATGTTGAATGGCGAGCAAAGATAGTTCCCGGAAGATGTTGGGGGAAAGGTCTTGTTGAGGAGCAAATTCCTTTAAACAGAAGGATAAATGCTATAGATAGTCTTATTATATTGAACCGCAAAACTATAGCAATAGGACAGTGGCTTCTTCCTGAAGGTTGTGGTGTGCCTAATGGATATATCAATGGCAGGCCAGGTCTTAACATTCCCTATCGTCCTGTAGGTGCAGCCGGGGCCAAACCGGAAAAAGTCCCTGGAACCCCACTTCCACAGCAGGTTTATCAGGAACGGGAACAAGCGGTTGAGGATATTAAACGGGTAGGAATGACCAGAGATGTTTTAGAGGGGACAAATCCTCAAGGCGTTAAGACTGCCTATCAGTTAGAACAATTATTGGAAAATGCCCTTGCTTCTTTAGGCGCAACATTCCAGAGGTGGGAAAAATCCATTGAACGGGAGGAAACCAAAAAACTCCTCTTAATTGCCAAAAAATACAAGGAACCAAGACCTGGGTTTGGAAAGAAACTCCAAGCAATAAACAAGGATATTACCGACATAGAACTTGAGATGTTTATGGGGGAAGATTTAAGAGACAATGTGAATGTCAGGGTCGAGATGGGTTCGTCTATTCCCCGCTCTAAGGCAGGAGAAAATGCTGTCCTGCGAGAAATGGTTCAGAATAATATTTTAGATGTAGTGCAGAACTCTGTAAATAAAAGAGAATTCTTAGATAAAATGGGTATTAAAGGATTTGACTATCAGTCCTCTCCTGATGTTAAGCGTGCGCAATGGGAAAACTCCATTATTGAAAATGGTGATATGCAGAACTTGGTTGTAAAAGAGGCTTCACAACAGCCAGACCCGACGACAGGTGAAATGGTAGATGTTCCTGCCTCAACAGTTCTGGAACTTGACGACCACGAAACACACATTGTTATTCACTCAGCCCGTATGAAAGACCCTAATGTAATCCCAGAAACAAGACAAAAATATCTTATGCACATTGAGGAGCATTTGGAATTCTTAAGGTCAGCAATGGAAGCCCAACAGCAGGCACCAGTAGCAGAATCACCAGCAGAGCAAAAAACAAGGGCAGTTAGCGGAGAACAGGCACAAGAGGCAGTAACGCCGGAAGGAGTGTAAAATGCCACCACCAAAATCACGTGCCCAAGCCAAATTATTTGGATACATAGCAGGAGGAGGAGACCACAGGTTTGAAAAGTTCCCAGCCTCGGAAGCAAGAGAACGTTTAAGGGGCGTTAAATATAAAGGTTTGCCAGAAAAAAAGGGAACATTGTCAAATGCACTTAGAAAAAGAAGAGGAAGGAGGTAAAAATGCCTAAAGGAAAAGGTAAAGGTGGTTTAGTGGAAAAGGGCCCGGGAGATGTAAAAGAAAAACCTCAAGTCCCTGCTTTCAGAGGAGACAGCGGAGATTCATCCGCCAAAGGGTCGGATGAAACCAAGAGCGTTCACTACGAAAGGTAAAAAAATGGTAATGGATTCTAATAAACCAAAATTGAATTATCCTTCAGGTAAAGCCAAAGTAATGAAGAAAGACGCTGCGGGTAATCCATTTCCCTATGAGATGGAACACGCCGCCGACGGTGGAGTATCTGATGGTGAAGTGGCTGAGAAGGGATTAGGAGCTGCAAAATATACTCCTAAAGCCCAGACCAATGTTGGAGAGGACGGTTTGGGAGGCCACCAATAATGTCAAATTTTTCTGAAGCTTTATTAAGAAGAAGGCTTGGCAAACAGAGAAGATTTGGCAAACCTCGCACAGACACCGAAAGACGCAAAAGACATCAAAAACTTTACGGAACGAGCAGATTGCCTTCCAGAGGTTCCGGTTTGTTCCGTTAAACGTCTCGTCTGCGAAACAAGACGATAAAAAAGGAGAAAAAGATGTTTGATGAATTAGATACCGAGAAATTGGTAGAGGAAGCCGCTAAAATTACGGGTGAGGAAGAAACCACTCAGGAAACGGCAACTGAGGAAACTTCCACAGAGGAGAAAACTGAAGAAACTCAGTCTCGAGAGGAAACCTCCGAGGACACAACCTCGATAAAAAGTGAAGAGGAAACCCAAGAGACGGAAAAAGAAACCGAAGAAGATACCCGATTTGATAAACATCCACGATGGATAAAGCTCAGGGAACGAGCCGAGACAGCCGAAGAACGAGCAAAAGTAGCCAATGCCTTAGAGGAAAAGTTAGGCGACTTACCTATTGAGGAACTGACAAGGCTAAGGAACGCAGGAAGTCTATTACGCAAATATCCGGAACTCGCTACCAAAGTCCAGAAGGTCATTGATGAGCATACCTATGTCAATGAGGAGACTAAAGGTGAGATAGATGCCATAAGGCAGGAAACAGCGGACTTGCGTTATGATTTGGCTTTGGACAAATACGATAAGGTAGTAGATAAATTGATTTCCGAAAACAAGGTTGATAAGGACATAGAGCCTTTGGTTAAGGAAGTGCTTGAAAACAGGGTAATAAATCAAAAACTTGACGCTAAAGACATCCCCCAGGCATTTGAGAAGGCTTTAAAAGATGTCAACCTCGCTTATCGTAAGAAGCTGGCTTCTCATATTGAGACTAAAAAGTCAGAGACTAAAGTCCCTGCTTCGCCTGCTCAAAAAGGTAAAGTCATCGTTACAAAGTCAGAGGCTACTGATGTTGGTTCTGTAGTTAATGAACTTGCTGAAGGTCTTAAAGCCCATCGTGGAGAACCTATAAAGGAGTAAACAGATGGGAGTTACTACTACGACTTTAGGTGGACTCCTCAAGCGTATTTACGGAAAAAGGCTGGTTCAAATGCAAAATAAAGCAGCCTTTCTCTATAAAATGCTTCCGAAGTCTATCGAAAAACCAAAAGGCACTGGTTTCTATCCTGCTGTTTCAGTTGCGGGCAATCAGCAAGGCGGCGGGGCAATAAATGAGTCCGAAGCCCTGAAGACTGCCGGGAATGAAACCGTTGTGCAGTTTACAATTATACCCAAGATTAACACTTGGACAATCCAGATTAGTGGCCTTGCCCGTGCAGTATCAGAGGGGGATGAGGCATCATTCGCTACAGGTTTAGTCAGGCAGTTAGACGAAGCCTTAGAGAATATGCTTAAAGACCTCAACCGCCAATGTTATAGCGATGGCAGCGGTAAACTTGCTACTGTTAATGGCACACAGACAGCAGCGACCATAACTTGCGATGATGTCATCAATGTAAAGCCTGGTATGCACTTGGATAGCTTTTCATCGGCAGGAGTGCAGGACGAAGACGACATAACCGTTTCTTCTGTTGATAGGGCTAACAACCAGATAACCTTTTCTGCTGCTGTTAGCGTAACTGATGATGATTATTTCACAAGAGCAGGCGTAAGAGATAGTGTTCCTACTGGTGGCAAGGAATTGGCAGGGACAACTTTTATTATTGACGATGGAACTGTTGCTACAACATTCCAGGGCCAGTCAAGGACAACCTATCCAATTTTGAGGGGAAATATCATCGCTGCTGGCAGCGTAAACTTGACCAATGACCTGCTTCAGAGGTCGGCGGATGAGGTTTCGATTGTCGGTGATGGCAAGATAGATTTTCTCATCTCAAGGCACGGCCAGCGCAGAAAATATCTTGACCTTGTTACACCGGACAAACGCTTCCTCGATGACAAACTGGACAGGGGCTATCAGTATATCTTTTGGAATGGGATGAAGTGGTCAAATAAACCATCAATAGGCCACCTTAACTAGTAATGGTTATGAAAAATACTCTCAAATTCGGAGAACACCTCAAAATGACAGAAAGAAAAATTGGTTGGTTAGCAGGTATTGTGGATGGTGAAGGATATATCGCTATCCACAAACTTTGGGCTAATGATAGAAACAATTACCGTTTTCAAGTTAGATTAGTTGTTTCTAATACCAATTTTGATATTTGTCAGCGATGTAAAGATTTATGCGGTTGTGGTAAAGTTTATACCAAAAAACAAGTTAAAGGACAGAAAGTTGTTTATCAATGGGTTCTTTACGGTGTAGATAAAATTGTAAGTATTTTGGAGATGATTAAGGATGATTTAATTCAAAAAAAAGAAGTAGCCGAGATTGTGATTAGATACAAAAAATTTTACCAATCAAAAGGTGGCTACGCAAAAAGAATATCTCCAGAAACTTTGCAATCTCAATATCTATTATACCACGCTGCATTAGAACTAAATCGCAGAGGCAATTCCGAGCCAAGCCCAAATAGGGAAGGTGTAGAGACTAGATGGGAGTCCCCTGAAAAGGGTGAAGGTATAGTCCGAGCTACACGGAGACGTGTAGAGTCTGGTAGAAATATCCAGACCGTTCTGGAAACAGAATAGTAACAATCCTGATATTGATGTCGACTGTCCTAAAGCAGAAATTATCGGTATCACCCCAAAATACCTTGAGAGGTTTGAAGTCCGTGGTATCCATTTGGCGGATGATGACAACTCAATCCTCAAATGGAACGGGACTGCTGATATATTCTTGGCATATTACAGGTTATATGCCAACTTGGGAAGCCTGAAACCAAATGCACATTTCAGGTTAACCGAACTTAACGAACCCACGGGGTCTAACTAAGAGAGGAGGATAAAGCTATGAAGAAACTTTTACTTGCTTGCCTCTTTCTCTTAATTTGCACTCCTGCATTTGGGTTGATAGTTACGGATAATGTAGACAGGGATAACTTTGGCTATGAAGTTGCCTTTAGTTATGCAACAGATAATATATCGGCAAACACAATAGCGTGGGAAATTCCTGTAGAATCAACTTTGGATGATAATTTCTACTATGTTGTTCCAAGAGACGGCAGAGTAGTAGGGATGTCTGTTGCTGGAAGTGCAGCCTGCACAGCAGGAGCAGCTACATTTGATATAACTATCAATGGTGCAGTTACAGGAATTCAAACTGTAATTGAACCGACAGCAACTACAGCACGTTCAGCAGTAGGTATAAACGGTGCAGCAGACCCTCAATATGCCTATATCAGGCAGGATAGGGCAGATAGTGTGGTCGCAAGGGGATTTAGGGTATCTTTGGATAGAGTTGGTTATCACGATGCCGAACATCCTTTTGGTAAGGCTACTGCTTTGACTGCTGGCAACAGAATAGGAGTAACCATTAACACAACTACAGGCTTTACACCAACTGCTACTACTGATTATCTAGTAGTAATCTATGTGCTTGAATAAAGCCAAGAAAACAGGGAAATGGGAAACAGCCTTAATTTGGCTGTTTCCCGCTTTCCTTGAAAAATGTTTCCTGTATCTTCTTATATTTGCCGTTCCACTTTTGTATTATCCCCTGAAAGTGGATGGAGGGATTATTGATTTACGCAAGATACGAGAAATAGGTTTTTATTCTTTTGCGATAATTATTTGCTCTTTCTTGCAAAGGAGCCGGTGGTTAAGATATTTTGTAATTTGGTGTGTGATAAACTGGTGGGTTAATTTCTTCCTGCCAAGAGAAAGTTATATCGGATTAACTAATGTCTTTTCCGCTTTAGTTCTTTATATCGGCCTGAAGTTCTTGCTTGAAAAAGGTTTTTTGAAGGTTGATGTAATTCTCCGCATTGTCTGTGTAGCAGTATTGTTTCAATTTGGCTGGCTGATAACACAGATGTTTAATTACGACCCTTTGGAGTGGTGGAAATGGGGCCCGGGATTTTATGCCATAACTGCTTCAGGCCAGCCGTTGGGGACTAAAGTTCCTTTAGTAAGTTGGAGCGGAAACCCTTGTGTTTTGGGAATATTTTTTGCAAGCACTTCATTTTTGCTATTGCATTATTTTAAGATTAGAAAACTACCAATTCTGTTCTTTGTTATTTTAAGTTCTGCGTTTATTATCAAGAACGCCACTACTGCGATATGTTTTGCTTCCGGAGGATTATTTTATTTGCTGAACAGATACCGTTTTAAAATGAAATATATCCTTGTTTGCCTGTTGGTTGTTGTGATGCTCGGCACATTTTTCGTATATATTAAGGCGCCGAATTTTGACAGATTTCCTATTTGGCAAAAGTTACTTCAGGATGGTATAAAGGTAAAACCATTTACGGGAAAAGGAATTAACTTCTTTGCCCATTTATTTATTATTGATAAAACTGGAACACCGTGGAAAGAAGCACATAATGATTATTTGCAGATGATTTTAGAACTTGGAATAATCGGATTTGTTTTATTCTCCGGCTGGATTGTTTCAAGATTTGTGGTGTTCTTTAGACAAGCAAAAAATAATAAACAAATATGTATAGCGACGTGTCTGGTAGCATTTTTGATAGCGGGAGTATCTATGTTTCCGATGCACTTGGCTCAAATATCTTTTTATGCCGTTTTACTTTTAGCAGTTTTGGAGAGCATTTATGTCAATTCCAAAAGTTTTAGCCCCCACAATATCTAAAGAGTTTCAGAACAGATTGCGCAATTTCGACCCTAAATTGCAAGCAGTGTTTAATTGTCAGACAGAGAGGTTCGAAATATATCGCCATTCAAAAGGCAGATGCCATTGGATACTTGAGGTGAGTAATGAAGATGAAAGCTACCGTTCATTAGATAACAGAGTAATAAAAAAATTATGGAGGATGGATATTATCGCAAGATATGGTTCAGTTGCCAATTACGAGAAACATCTTGATGAAAAACAAAAACTATGGCGAGAGAAACAGGACAAAAAAATGAACCACGAATTGCGTTACGATATAAAGGACAATAAGCGTCTCTGGCAGAGGGCGGCGGAGAACTTAAGGTCAGGAATAATCAATGACCCGCCCGAAGAAAAAGAGAGGAAGATAATTTCCTGCTCTAAATAAGGAGGGAACGATGCGGTTATGGAATGTTGGCGACAACGAAATAAAGCAAAGGTATAACAGCCAAGCAGTTATTATCAAGGCTAACTCAATAGAGGTGCTTCCCGATGATACTGCGGTATTCCTTTTAAGCAAAAGAGAAATAAGAGGCAAGGGATTAGTTCAGATAAAAGACGGCGATAATAAAGAAGAGCATTATGCTGAAGGCCGTTTAAATATCTACAACTGGAATATGCAAATATACGGCGATTACGAGAAGCATTGTGAAGAAAGAGAGGCACAGAGACTTCAGGCACTAAAGCCGCACGAGGCAGTGGTTGAGGCAAAGAGAATTATTGATGAATACGAAAAATGGATAGAGGACGGAAAACCTGTCAAAGACGAAATAAAGGAAACAATCGGTGAGAAGAAAACCGTTTATGCCTGCCCTTACTGTAATAAGGAATTTGATGTAAAAGTGGCATACTTCGGGCATCTGCGTTCTCACCAAAAGGAGCAAAATGACACTAGCGCAGGCAGTAACAAAAGTGAGGGAGAAGGTTGATGAAGCTACGGCAGCCTTTTGGACTCAAACCGTAGTAAATAGTCAACTCAATGAGGCATATCGTTATTATTGGGCGTTCATTATTAAACTCCACGAAGGCTACTTTACAAAAACAGATAATATAGATTTTGACGCAAATGCGGCAGGTGTGTATAATTTGCCTGCTGATTTTTTCAAGGCACGCCTCGTATCCCGCCTCCTATCAAACGAGAAGGTTCCCCTAAAATACCACGAAAGGTATGATTATCCTATTGCCAAGACGATAGGGAACGCTACCTATAATCTTCCTACTTACAGATTTAGAGGAGCGCAAATACTCTTTGAACCTGCACCTGATTTTACGGAAGTTAACGCTGTGGAAGTGGAATATGTGCGAACTCTTGCTGTCCTTACTGCTGCTGTTGATGTAGACAGCGAATATCCGTCTTTGGCCGAAGACTGCGTAGTTTTGAGAGCAACTATCAAATGTAAGGAAATAGAGGAAATGGTGGCCGGTGGCGGGGCAGATACTACTCCGTTTATCAGGGATTTATTGACAACCGAGCAAATGCTTAAAGAGGCGATAGAGCAAAGAACAGTTACCAGACAGTATGTAGAACAATTCGGGCCGGATGACAATGTATAATAACTTAAGGAGGGAGAGGATGAAAAAGTTTTTGATGTTGTTTGTATTGAGTTTTTTTATTGCTCAAGTGGCGGAAGCAGGGCAGATTATAGAAAGGCATAATTTCTATAACAGGTATGACCCGACCTCGGGGAGTTTTGTTTATAATGATGATGGTGCATCTTCTACAGGAGACCAAGTAGCAGTAAATACTTATAAACAAAAATCTATCCAGATTACAGGCCTTACAGTAGGAGAAGATATAAGAATAAGCATAGAAGGCCGTTCCAAGGACCAAACAAATCTACGTTCTAATCTACAAAGCGGAGTGGCTAACTGGGCTATTTTAGATACCGTAGATTTCGGTTCTGCTTCTGCTGATAGTGCTATAAATAAAATAGTGGATGTTACCGAATATGTGGACTTCTTAAGAATAGGAATAAAAACTCACGGGGCAACTGGAACATCCCACATTGACATAGAAGGTATATTTACTAACCTTGAAAGGTAAAGGAGAGAACTATGGATGCTAATGACATTGCCAAAGCTATTGAATTAGGTAAGTCTCTTGATGATTTAAAGAAACTTAAAAGTGATATTCAAGAGGCAAAACTTGAGAAAGCAAAACTTGAGAAGAATATCGTTATTCTAAAAAAGGCAAATGCCGAAGAACAACAGGAATACGAACAGGATAAAAAAGAACGGGATGAGCAAATACGACAACTTGAAAGCAATATAAAATTGTTAGAGGCAAAACGCTCTAATCTGGCTACTTCGGCTGTTCCTGAAGTGAAAAGGCTGGAAGGGCTTAAAGCTGAATTGGCTAAGACAAACGCAGGCTTGGAAAAAAAACAAAGTGAGCTTGATACGAAATACGAAGTATTAAGCAAAAGAGAAGGCAAGATAGAGGGCAAAAAAGAGGTTTTAGCCCAAATTGTTAAATTGACCCAAAAACTATGATTTTTTATAAATGGCTAAAACAAAACCAAAGCCCGCAGGTAATAGAAAAGAGTTAGCAAAGGCATTAACAACAAAGCCATTAGAAGGGCAATTTACTAAAGAACAAACTCTTAAATATGTAGACAAAGCAGCAAAACATTTTAAAACTAAACCTGGTGTTATCCTTAGTGAAGCAATAAGACGACGGGGGTTATGGCGTGGAAAAAATCTTAAAAATCTTTATTTTGACTTAAAGGAACGCTGGGGAACTTCTAAGGAATGGGAAAAAGATAAACAGAGAATTTTTAAAAAGTATGAAAAAAAATGGAAAAAAGGAAAGTTAAAATTGTTGAATATGTAGAATGTCCGAAGGTATTTTTGGATTTTCTGGAAATTTGTTCCAATAATCTCTGGAAGGTAAAACATAATTTTCAGCTTTATAAAATAACCATAAATCTTCTGGCTTAATGTATTCTAAAGTGCTTGTGTTTGGTAATGGAGTTTCATCAGCAAAACTAAAATTTCCACAAACAGACAAAATTAGTATTAACCAAAGTAATTTTTTCATCAATATAAGTATAGCATATAATTGATTAGAAGTCAAGGAGACAGTTTTGATACCGTTTCAGACCAAACGCTATTATTTTTCTGCCAAAGGCCTTCAGGAGAAAACTTCACCTCTTGTTATTGATACCTCCGAACTCCAGATAGCCCGTAATGTCCATTATTTTGAAAGCGGGTCTCTGACTAAAAGGGCTGGTTATATAAAAAGATTTACAAATGCCCTGACTGGAACTCCTATACTCACCGGATTATACGAATTGGTAAAAAGAGACGGAACAAAAAGGTTCATTGCTGCAAGCGATAAAATTTACTATAGTGTTCAGGGGGCTACTTCAGCTACAGAAATACCCGGAGGCCTGACTTTTACTCCCGGAATTACCGGTGAGAACTTTATGTCATTTATTACCTTTAATAACAAAGCAATAGGAACTAATGGTATAGAGGTAGTATGGAGTTGGGATATAGACAACAATGCGGCTATTCTGGGAGGTTCACCGCCCATAGCGGAAATTATCGCAACCTTTCAGAACTTTGTCTTTTTGGCCGGTAATGACACTTATCCCTACCGACTTTACTTCTCAAACGACGGTGATGAAACTACTTGGTCGGGAACAGATTATATTGATATAGGGGATTTAACTAATCCTATTACGGGACTTGCGGTATTATTCGGAAAACTTTATATCTTTACCCGTAGGGCGATTTATGAATTAAGGGGATATGATAGAGATACTTTTGCGGTAGACGAGGTAAGCCTTTCGGTAGGTTGTGTGGCTTATAAGTCAATAGTGCGAGTAGATAATAATTTAATATTTTTATCGGACAGGGGTATTTATTCTTATGATGGAATAAATGTCCATTACCTTTCCCAGAAAATTGAATCTACTATTGCCGGTCTTAATTATGCCAGGATAGCACAAGTCGTAGCGGAACTTTACAAAGCAAAAAACCAGATATGGTTTGCAGTATCTACTGGTTCAAGCGGTAATAACAACGAGGTTATTTGTATAACTTATGAACCGACTGCCTCCGAAGGAGCAGGAATAAGAACGAATAATGTTTCCTTTGCTAACTATACCGGTATGGCCTTTAATGCTTTTGGCCTTGAAACATCCGATACGGAAATTGACAGATTATATGCCGGAGATTACGGCGGACTTGTCTACCAACAAGACTCTGGAACTAACGACAACGGTAGCGGGATAGATTTTGTAGTTAAATTGCCGCCTATTGATATGGACGCCCCTGAAACATTTAAAAGGTTTCGTTTTCTATGGTTATTTATAAAACAAATCGGGGCATTTGACCTTAATATTTCTTATAAAACGGATTTTGCTCCCGGAGATACTACGACTACTGTTAGTATGCGACAAACAACAGATGCTTCTCTGTGGGGAAGTATGATTTGGGGAGTTTCAACGTGGGGCGGTTCAAGCGTTATTAAATCACGCATAGGACTGAAAGCACAAGGACAACATTTGGAACTACTTTTTTCAAATGACAATGCTGATGAAAATGTAGTTATTCACGGGTTTTCATTACTTGCCCAACTTAAAGGTGCGGGCAGAAGTGTCGTCTATAGGTAAAAATGGCAAAACCACAGAAAGCGTTTACATATATTGAGAATAGGGAAATAGATAGGGATGTTAAAACTCTTTTTGATTATGTTTCAAGATTGGAATATACAGAAACAAATCCCGACGGTTCAAGAGTTGGCAGATATACAGGAGAAGCAGTCTTATTGAAAAGCGGAGGAAATTATTATGTTGAAATATGTGTTGGTGCTGGCACTACTGTCTGGCGTGGCTTTTTGCTCTCCGATACACCTTGAGGCAGGTAATTATATTCCTGGAAAATGTCCGATAACCAATAAACGAATAATCAGCCGAAGCAGAAAAATTTTACCTAATTACAGAATTATCTGGTTTGAATTATCTAACAATTCTCATATGCCTTTAGCGGTAGATAAAAGTGCAATCGTAACCGAGGCTGACTTTGAGAAAATTATGGAACACGTCCGAGCAGGCTGGGAATGGGAATTATCAAAGAAAAAGATTAAGCCGAAAGATGTAAAAAACTATAAAGATGAGTTCTTTAATTTAACTATTGAACGGATTATTGAATGAAAAAAATACTTTTTCTGACTATTGGATTATTGTTTTTATGTCAAAACATTTATGCTGCTGTTCCTGTTACTTTTACTACAGGAACAGTTGCCTCTGCCATAGAGGTAAACACTAATTTTTCCTATTTCGAGACCAAATTTTCTACTATTGGCGGCCACGACCACGACGGAAGCAATAGCAAATACATTAGTCAAACACAAGACTTGGACATATCCGGCGATCTTACTATTACAGATGATGTTGCTATTTCAGGGGATTTAACTGTAGCAGGAGCAGCGGAATTTTCGTCCGATTTGACCTCTGTTGGCATAGTTTATCTTAACGGCACAATTAAAATAAACAATACAAACTTAACTTCTTCTGCTGCTGAATTGAATATATTGGACGGAGTAACGGGAGTTACTTATGATGAGATAGACCGTCTTGATGGGGTAACAGGAACCATTATGGCACAAGGCGATGCAGCAGGCGGCGACCTAACAGGGACACATCCTAATCCGACTTTAGATGCTGATGCTCACGGTTCTCTTACATCTGCTATTCCCAAGAATATCCAAGTATTTACATCATCTGGCACTTGGACAAAACCTGCTAATGTTTCTATTGCTTATGTTAAAGTCTGGGGCGGTGGCGGGGCTGGAAGTGCAAGCTCTACTGCGGCAAGTGGCGCAGGCGGTGGTGGCGGTGGTTATTCTGAAGGTCTGGTTGCCGTATCAGGAAATGTTACAGTTACGGTTGGTGGTGCTACCGGAACAAGTAGTTTTGCTGGCGATACTACTCCACAAGCAACAGGCGGCGGTAATGCCTCTGGAATTATTGGTGGAGCAGGTGGTGTTGGTTCAGCAGGAACTGTAAACTTGACTGGAGCCCAAGGGCAAGGCGGCGGTGGCGATACAGGCGGAAGTATTGGGGGGAACGGAGGAGGGAGCCCTTGTGGCGGTCCTGGCGGTGGCGGCGGTGGATTCGAGGGAAATGGTAATAGTGGGCAAGTATCCGGTGGTGGCGGTGGCGGCGGTGGAGAAAAAAGTGCAGGGGCTTCGACAGGCGGTTCAGGTGCTGCTGGATTAGTAATCGTTTATTATTAGGAGGCTTAAGATGAAATTATTATTTATAGCAATCTTATTATTTCCATATATCGCATTTGCCGATAGTTACGCAGTTTACAATAAAGATACTGGAGAAATTATAAATGTAATAGTCTATGACGGAGTAGCCGAATATGACGAAACCGTATTTCACGGTGTTAAAGCTAAAAAAGAAGAACTTAAACAAGAAGATAAAGATAAAGGTATTACCATAGGCGACGAATACAAAGACGGGAAGTTTGAGAAAAAATGCCAACTATAGTTGAGGATTTAATCACCGTATCCAATAGCAAGTTTAAATATAAAGACCCAGAGGAATTAAGAACTTATTACGAAAAGGCAGTAGAGGAAGGCAGATTACTTTACCTACGCAATAACGGCGATGTAGTTGGCTACCTTATTTATTTTATCTTTAATAAAGAAGGACTTGAAAGGTATCTAAAGGACAATATCCCCGAACATAAACCTGATGGCAAGTATCTTTATATTGATGAAAATGTAGTCTTTACGGGAAAGAAGGCGAACTACTTGCCTTTAAGGAAACAATTCAGGCAGATGTATCCGCAACTCAAAGCTGTTTATTGGGATAACATTGTTACAAAGGGTGGACGCAGGGAAAAACGACTCTTTAAATATACGGAGGAGAAAGTTAGTGCCTAAAGGTGTTTATGTAAGAACACAATATTATAAAGATTTATTAAGACAACGTCAAGGGACTAAAGAATATAAAATAAAACATAGCCAAGATTGCAAAGGTAAATGTGGAGTTTATAAAAGAACCGAAGAGCAAAAAATGATATTGCGTGAAAATGGCAAAAAATACGGATTTAAAAAAGAAAATAAAATTGGTCATAGATTTAAAAAAGGATATAAATGGACAAAAAAACACCGGGAAAATCACAAAAAATACAAAATGACCGAACATCATAAAAGTTTATGCGGGCAATATAAAAGGACTGAAAACCATCTTAATTTATTGAGAGAATTGAATAGTGGCGAAAAAAATCACGGTTGGAAAGGTGGGATTTCTTTAGATAAAAAGAAATACAACCAGAAATACCAACAGAATATACCAAAAGAGGAAAGAAATGTTTACAGAAGGGAATATAATCATAGGTTAGGTATAAGTAAAAAATATAGTTATAAATACGGAGGTTTAAAACCTTTAACTAAAAGAGAACATAGATTGCTTCGTAAATATAACGAGAAAGAAGCAGGAGAGTTAACAATTGAAACCATTCAAAAAGTATATGAAGACAATATAAAAGAGTTTCAAACTCTTACTTGCTATCTTTGTTTAGAACCAATTATTTTTGGGAAAGATACACTTGACCATATAATTCCTCTCTCAAGAGGAGGAACAAACAAATATGAAAATTTAGCTATTGCTTGTAGAATTTGCAATAGTGTTAAACACAATAAGCTAATAGAGGAGCTCTGAAAAACTATGTCTAAGAGCCGCGAAACTAAAGAAGCAGAGGCCAGAGGACTACAGGCACGAGAACAACGGGCAGCGGGAGAAAGAGAACGGGCTACTGCACGGGAAGCAGAGAGAAGAATAATTGAGGTTGGCAAGCCTACTGCCGAAGAAACAGCCAGACTTGGCCGGTATAGGGAAAAAGCTGTAACGCCCGGGGAAACTCTAATGACACAGGCCGGGCCGATTTCTCAGGCAGTAGCAAGGAGAGTGCAAGAGAGAGTAGAAACCCCTGGACTTGAGTTTCAGAGAGACTTACCCGCTTATGAAGCCGGAGTTACTGAACCCTTATGGCGAGCCTTAAAAGCAAGGGGCATTGCTCCACCCCCTGGAGTTGAAGGCGGAGGTTTGGGTACACAACAATATATGAAAGGTGCTGAACCTGCTTTGGCAGGTTTAAGGTCAGAGGCTGTATCCAGAGACATAGAAAGAGGTTTGGCATACGGAACAGAGGCAAGAGCATTGCCTATGCGCTATGAAGATTTAGAAAATATTCTATCCGAAGCATTAAGAAGCCGTCAGGTTGCCGGTGTTACTGGTGGTGTTCCTTATGGAGTAGCAGGGGAAGAGGCCTATGGTAGAGGTAGAGTAGGTGCTGCTACTACAGAGGCTGAATATGCTGCACAACGAGCAGAAGCACAGAGACAAAAGCGTGCAGAAGAAGGTGAATTGGTCAGGATGTTAGCAGAATTGGGAATAACTTTAGCAACTGGTGGGGCTGCAGCTCCTGCTGTTGCAGCAGGTAGAATGGTTAAACCTGGCACAACTTTTCAACAACAAACGCCATACTCAAGGGCTTTGGCCGCCAGAGCAGCAGGAAGGAGATATTGACGATGGCCTATGAAATTTTAAGAGGGATATTAGGAGGTATCAAAGGTGCTCGGGAAAGGCGGCGATTAGAAGAAGAACCAGTCAGAGAAGAAGAAAGATTAAGAGCAAGAGAAATCCTCAAGGCTGTTATGGAGGGCACAATTGAGAGAGCACCTACCAGTGAAGGCACAATCTTCGCCCCCCCAGAAAGAGTAGCACCTCAAGGAATTGGCCAGAAAATAATGGAGGGTTTTGGCATAAGACAACCGCAGTATGAAAGAGGACAGGGATATAGGAGAACCCCTGGTAAATATCAACCTACAACTCGTGAAGAAGCGTTGGAATTTGAAAGGGCAAAAACTGGTTTAAAACCTTGGAAACCCCAAACACGAGAAGAACAGTTAAAATTTGAAAGAGCTAAAATAGGAATTAAAGGTGAAGTTGAAAAAAAACCTACAAAATTTCAACTTCAAAAGGAGGCTTTTGATGAAGCATTTAGGCGTTTAGGTGGCTCCTATATGGTAGGTCTTGATGAAGAAAGTAAAATAGAATATGAGAATTTAGGAAACCAGATTTATCAAGAGTATTTAGGCCAATATGGATATACTGGAAAACCAGAAGCAAGACCAGCAATGCCCAGAGTAAGAGAAACAGGCAGGGTAACTGTTATATCTCCTCAAGGAGAACGAGGCAATATACCGGCAAATCAATTACAAGAAGCATTAAGAGCTGGTTATAGACAGGTAAGATGATATGGCGATTGATTTCAGACCAGAAAAAACTACAACAATTGATTTCCAGCCGGAGAAACCTGCCATTGATTTTCAACCAATAAAGCCTGCTATTGACTTTCAGCCAGAAAGAAGATATGGTGGTGCAGGCGGTGAATGGCGTCCTGAAACAAAAGTAGAAAAGGCCCTCCGAATTGCCCAACCTTATATGCCTACTCCTTCTCGTATTTTGGGACTTGAAGAAAAAGGTGTTAAGGCACTCCAAAGATTTATAGAACCTAAAGAACGAGAAGTAGCATTTGAGGTTCCTGGATTAAGAGGTAAAAGATTTCCTGTCTATAAAGAGTTTCCTCGTTATTTAGCCTCCGAACTTATATCTATGTATAGACCTTCTCGGCTTGTAGCAGCTGGGGCTATTGGTAAAGGATTAGGTTTAGCAGCAAAAGATGTTGCTCGTATAACTCCTATGCCTATTAAAAGAATATTAGGCAAGGCTTTTAAGTATAGGTATGAACAGCCTCCAACTTACGCAAGGGCAGCAGAAAAAGCAACATTAAAGAGAGTTTTAGGTGGAGAGGAAGCAACTAAAGTGGCGAAAGTGCTTTCTACCACAAGAGCAGGTAAAACATTAAGCCCTTCACAACAAAAATATGTAGGAAGATTATTTAGAGGTGAAGTAGCAGTAACTCCAAAGTTATTAGCCAAACCTCAATTTAGGGAATATCAGGCTGTTGCCAAAGAGGGTAGAGCAATAATGGATAGATGGTCTCAAGAATTAGTCAAGTCTGGTATACCTTCTAAGCAGGCCACAAAAGTTATTGAAGAAAATATAGGTCGTTATATGCCTCGAATGTTTGCCCCTCGATTATTGGAACGGGGAGTAGGATTTCCAAGAAAACCCTTAAGATTAAGGCTTGCTGGACTTAAGCATCGCAAAAATTTAAGCGAAAGTGTGTTAAAGAAATTAGAAGTAATTAAGGAACCAGCCTTGCCTACCGCAATAAGAGTTAGGGAACTCGCCACGACTTCCGCTAATGCGGAATTATTTAATACAGTAGCCAGAAATCCCAACTGGGCGGCAAATACAAACATTACAGGCCGTATGGTTCAAATGCCTAATACTGTTTCTATGGGAGCTTTAAAAGGAAAATGGGTAATTCCCGAAATAGGAAACGATATAAATGGGCTTGTAGTGGCCAGAAGTCAGGCATTAAAAATATATGATAAGGCTCTATCGGCGTGGAAATTCGGCAAGGTTGTATTAAATCCTGCTACCCACGCAAGGAACATAATGTCCAATACAATGTTATTAGATATGAGTGGAGTAAACCATTTAAGGCAGGCGCAACTTTTACCCCGTGTAATCAGAGACTATACCAGTAAAGGCAAATTTTACCAAGAAGCAAAAGCACAGGGATTATTAGGGACAGAATTTTATAGAGTAGAAGCAAGCCAATTTTTAAATAGTTACAATTTAACTCCGGCGGATACTCATTTGTCCAGAATAATGAATGTATTAAAAGTGCCTTTCAGAAAAGCAGGAGAAACTTATCAGTTTGAAGAACAACTTGCCAAGATGATAAAATTTACTGATATGAGGCTTAAAGGTGCTGGGGCTACATTAGCAGCTAAAGAAGGCGAAAAATGGCTTTTCAATTATCAGAAAATACCTAAGTTTATTGAATGGGGTAGGCGGTTCGGCTCTCCTTTTGTAACATTTTCTTACAAAGCAATTCCCCGGGTTGCTGAAACTGCCGTTAATAATCCTCTAAAATTATACAAATACTATGCCTTTGCCAATGCTTTCAATAATGCCTCTGCTAAACAGATAGGTTTAACTGAAGAAGAAATGGAACGGGAAAGAAGGTATATGCCTGAATGGATGAAGACAAAAATCCCCGGTATGCCTACACAACTCCTTATGCCTGCCAAAGACGAATATGGAAGGACACAATATCTTAACCTTGAATACATTCTGCCAGTTGGTATGGCTCCTGAAATAGCCGAAAGAGGAATTATGAGAGGGTTAATTACCAATCCCGCCCTTACGGCTTTTACGGAGATAAAAAGCAATAGAGATTTTAGAGGTAAAGAAATTTATTCGGAAACAGATACCGCCAAAGAAAGAAACTTCAAAATAGCAGAATATCTTTATAGACAGGCAATGCCTTCATTTGCTCCCGGACTTCCAAGAATTAAAGGTGGTTATTCTTGGGAAAAATTAAAGGCTTCATTAGAAAAAAGAGGGGACTATTTAGGGAGAGTTAGAAGCCCCGAGCAGGTAATGTTAGATATATTTGCTGGATTAAAAATTCAACCTGTAAGTGTTAGAGAGGGAGTTAGATTTGAAAGTTATAAAAAACAATCTGACATTCAGGAAGCATTGCGAAAAATGAGAAGGACTTACCGGCATAAGGGAATTAGCAGAGAAGAAAAGGAAAGAGTTAAAAGAGAAACTTTAGAAAAGATTAGGAGAATACGAAAGCGATAACAGCAACAAGGGTAAAAAAGGCTGATATTGCTAAAAAATATCTTATATGTAGAAGAACGAAAAAGGAAATGATGACACCGAAAAACCATTTAGCGATTAACAGAATTATCATATCTAAAGCATACCACATAATTTCTAAAAGTCAAGGAGAAAATAAATGTTAGGAAATCCTACCGACCAGACCCCTATAGATGTAAACAATGTTGCT